TATTATTTAGGAGTAGACGTTGGATCTGTAAGTACAGACTTAGTCATCTTAGATGAAGATTTAAAGGGTTTCTTAACATCTCCTGTTCAGCATCTTTGGTTACAACCGCTGCCTTCTTTTCTCGAAGGGCATCAATCTCATTTGCAATAACCTCATACTCGGCATTTTTGTTTACACACATTACCAGTTTTTCCTGCAATTCTGCCATCCTTTGGTCTATATACTCAAGTGTTGCCGTTGAATCTCCATTCAGAACATCCTCGATATTATTTTGAAGTTGTACCAAGAACTGTTCTCGTCCGCCAAGGGTCTTATTGATGGCTCTGACCACTGCGTTCTGAATTTCTGTTTCGCTTATAGCCTCAGCATTACATCCTTCTTTCGGACCCTTTTCAATTCGGCTGGCACATCTCCATTTATTGTAGGATGCACCCCTGGCTTTCCATGCAACTCTTCTGAAAAGATCTCCGCATTTACCGCAGTAGACAATGCTCGATAATGCATACTTACTGCTGTAGACCCTTTTTGTCTTTCCGTCTTCTGTTCTCAGATGAGCCCTTCTTTGCAGTTCTTCCTGCACCTGCATGAAAAGCTGTCGGGGAATGATTGCTTCATGGTTGTTCTCAACATAGTACTGTGGAACAATCCCGTCATTGACAACTCTTCGCTTTGTGAGGCAATCGGTCGTATAGGTTTTTTGAAGCATGGCGTCTCCGATGTACTTCTCATTTTTCAGGATCTTCTCAACAGTTGTCCCGTACCATTTCTTCCTTCGCGCTCCGGTGAGAATACCATCTTTTTCCAGCCCGGCAGCTATAGCCGCCGTACTCTTGCCTTCCAAATATTCACGATAAATCCTTTTTACCACCTCTGCCTCTTCCGGAACTATCACCAGCTTGCCATCCTTGTCTCTCGTATAGCCAAGGAACCAATTGCAGTTGACCGTGATTTTCCCCTGCTGGAAGCGGAACTGGTATCCAAGTTTTACGTTTTGTGAAAGGCTCTGACTCTCCTGTTGAGCAAGGCTCGACATGATGGTGATCAGAATTTCACCCTTGGAGTCCATCGTATTGATATTCTCCTTTTCGAAAATGATGGGTATATTCCGTTCCTTTAACTCTCTTATGTACTGAAGGCAGTCAACCGTATTTCTGGCAAAGCGGCTGATAGACTTGGTAATCACCATGTCGATGTTGCCTGCCATACAGTCATCAATCATTCTTTTGAACTCTTCGCGCTTCTTCACGTTAGTACCGCTGATTCCATCATCGGCATAAATACCCGCCAACTCCCACCCGGAATGCTGATTGATATATTCCGTGTAGTGAGAAACCTGAGCCTCATAGCTTGTTGCCTGCTCATCCGTGTCTGTTGAAACTCGGCAGTAAGCAGCAACCCTCAACTTCTTTACCTCATGCTTTGTTAACGTATTCCCGACTCGCTTTCTCGCCGGGATCATCCTTACCTTTGGTTTTGTTTCTGTTACTTCCATGTGTTGTCAACTCCTTTCCTGTATCTGGCTGTATAAAAAGGCTGCTTCCTTGAACGGATCTTCGAAAGTCGCGATGCTATCACTTAATTCGAACTCCATCGGCACCGGCTTTCTTATTCTCACCCTTGAAGATCGCTTACGCTCTCCCCTGCGCTTACTATAGGCGTCCTGCACTTTATCAAATAACTCTTTATCGATGATCTGAGGGAAATCTTCAGTTCCAAGATACTTGGAATCAGTAAGCAACCGTGTCATTCCAGCCTGAACTCTTCCTATCCCGGTCTCCTTGGATATTCCCACTAGTGAATCGCCATCCAGGTACAGCCGAAACGCCTGCTTCACTGCCTCTGCTTCTTGTTCGTGGAGAATCATCTTGCCATTTACCATCCGGTACCCATATGGAATACTTCTCATTCTCTAAACACCTCCCGAAGCGAAAGTCCACATTTCAGCACAAAATCAATTTTATTCATTGGCTGGATTACTATGTGGTCCACAATCGTTTCGAATAACTCTGTATCAAATTCCTGTCCAGGCTCCCGCCTGTAGATTTCCTTCAAGAGAATTCCGGCTTCTGAAACGCCCTTGTATCGCTCGCTGATCAGCATTGCAAGGGTAGCCTTCTTTGCATTTAGTTCCAGTCGCTCCGCATTGAGTTCTGCCTGTGCTCCTCGAGCCGTCGCTGCATCAAGGACCATATCAGCTGCCAGCCTTGTAATCTTCTTGGCCTTCTCCGTATTTTCCGTCAGTGCAGCATCTACCTCTTCCATCTGGGAAGCTGCCGAATCCTCATCGGTCACCTGCAGGCTCCTTACGAATGGTTCCAGCAGTTGCTTCCTTGCCACAATGAGCTTATTCACCATCGTAGTAAAAGCATCTTCAATGTCTATCTGCTCGATGGCCTTCATATGGCAGGCCTCTTTATCCGCAACATGCATAGAGCAGACCCAGCATATGTATGGTCCGCTGAGTCTGCCCTTCACAATCTTGCGTTTCCAATAATGCCCACATTCGCCACAGATGATATTGTGTGAAAATGGATATCGATTTTGGTATTTCCCATCTTCCGGATCAATGCCTCTGTGGATCTTTCTCTTCTCGATGAGTTCACACACCTTGTTGAAGGTCTCTCTGTCGACAATCGCTTCATGGTGATCTTCGTGGTAAAACATATCCTGCTCACCCCGATTCTTGTGGCGATTGAAGCTACTGTCAGTAAAAGTCTTTTGATAAAGTCTGTCTCCCATGTTCCTCTCATTTGTAAGAATTCCGGTGACAGCGCCTGCTGACCACTTGGTTCCGTGGAATGAGGGAATTCCCTCCTCATTTAGCTTTTTCGCAATCTTGTAGCACCCAAGTCCGGACAAGGCCAGCTCGTACATATACCTTACGACCTTGGCTTCTGATTCCTTGATAATCAGCTTTCCATCCACTACATCATATCCGTAGGACCGCATTCCTTCTTTGAAGGTTCCATTCTCGAATCTGTGTCGGATTGCCCACTTCTCATTCTCAGAAGTTGAAACTGACTCGTTTTGCGCAAGGCTGCCGAGGATCGTCAGTAAGACTTCATCATCCATCCGGCTTGTGTCGATCTGCTCCTTCTCGAAGAAAACTGCAACGCCTATCTCTGAAAGTTCTCGGACCATGTTCAGGCAGTCTATCGTATTTCTGGAAAAACGGCTGATAGACTTCGTAAGCACAAAGTTAATCTTGCCTAGATGCGCATCAGCTAAGAGCTTCAACAGCCCCGGCCGTTTATCTTTCTTTGTGCCGGTGATGCCATCATCGTAATAAAGACCAGCATATTCCCACTCCGGGTTGCTCCTGATGTAGCTCTCGTAATGTTCCCTTTGTGCCTCAAGGCTTTCTTCCTGTGCATCAGATCCGGTTGAAACACGGCAGTAGGCAGCCACTTTTTTCTCTGCGTTCTGAGCCTTCTTTGGTTCAATTTTTGTCAATCTTCTCACTGTCTTGCCTCCTTTCGGTAGGTAACATGTTCGCTCTAGTCACCAGTATTAGCAAGGATTTTCAGGCATTAGTGGCGCCAAATGAGGTGAGAATCTTTTCCGAAATTTCGCCTCAGATTTGTTGAATTCGTCATCAGAAATGAGGCCAGAATCACGTAGCAAGTCAAGCAGCTGTACTGCCACTGTATAGTCATATTCACGCTTCAGTTCCTCTGCTGTCGGTACATATTCTTTTGGCTTAATCGGTGACTCCACGGTCACTCTCATAACCTTGTTTTCTGTCATATCTTTCCTCCAATCTGAAGGATTCCCTTCTGACAGGCATGGGATACGTGGAGGCCATTTTTCCGGTCGCAGAACAAAAAAAATTAGCCCACCAGGGAAGTTAATCCCAGGTGGGCTGTACTCATCTCAAGAGTTCATTCACTCTGCGCTGTACCTGAGTAGCATCGTAGCCTGCCTTCTCAAGTCTCTCGACACGGTCCTTGCCGTTTCCCCAGAGGCCTTTCAAGACCTCTCTCGCCACAGTGTCGACTGGCTTCTTTAGCGTAGGAACAGCACTTGCTTTCTTATAGCCATTGTAACCGCCACTCCTGATGATTGCTGGATAGTCCTGATAGGCATAATCAAGATTGACTCTTCCTCTGATTCCGTTCACGAGGCCACTCGAGCTGTACTGCCAGATTCCGCAAGAGTCCTTGTAGGAGCAAGCCTTACCCCACTCAGCGCACCAGAAACTGTAACGCTTAAGAACGTCTTCTCTTACAAGCGATTTGGCATAGGACGCAGAAGTGTAGAATCCTGCGAAGTATCCTGCCGCTTCCATTCTTTCGCAGAAGGTTCGGATCAGACCTGAAACAAAATCCCTGCCTTCATTAAGCTGACTCTTCTCCTCCACGTCGATGTAGACCGGGTAGTCGAGCTGCTTTCCTTTGAGAACCGCAAGGAAGCTGTCCGCCTCCTGCTCCGCAGCCGCAAATCTCCCAGCCTTGCTATACCAGTAGGCCCCAACGTGGAGTCCTGCCGCCTTTGCCTTCTTATAGTTTGCCTCAAACCACTTATCCTTATGCCCTGCTCCGTATCCAGCCCGAATAATGGCAAAGTCAATTCCAGCAGTCTTCACCTTGGTAAAGTCGATATCTCCCTGCCAGACCGATACGTCAATTCCTCTTACTGCCATATGCTTTCCTCCTCATAAAAAGAGCGGCACCAGCAGAGTGCTGATAGCCGCCAACGATAGTTCTTGTTCATTTCTGTTCTGTCCCTTCACGGTCATGGAGCTGTTCCAGGACGTCCTTTAGCTGCTGTGGAATTGGCATGCCAAGATGCCCCGCGTTCTCAAGGAGCGAGATTCCTTCATTCGAGAGATAGAAGAAAATCACCGCACTCCTGAGCACTGCTCCCTTACCGACCACATGGACGTCAAGGATGTTCGCGATCCCGATCAGCATGAAGATCAGGACTTTCCGGCAGATTCCCCGGAAGCCTACCGCGCTTGACAGCTTGTGGTCGTTAATCGCACACATCACTCCGGTGATGTAATCCGCTACCACGAAGATTACCAATGCGTATAGCAGCCCGTCGCAGCCGCCGAGGAAATACCCCAGCCACCCGCCAATACCGGCAAACGCCGCCTGGATCATTAACCAAAATTCTTTCATGATATTTGCCCTCCTTATTTTTGAGTATAAAAAAAGCAGCTACCGAAACTGCTCCGGCAACTGCCAATCAAAATCATATTATTTTTCTCTCTTAATGACTATCTGGTTACAAATAGTAACGATAAGACAAATAGTACCAATATATAGCAAATAAAAACTAGGCGCATAGTATCGATACTCCATCGCTTGTGTATTTATGCAAAAGCTCAGATAGTATCCCACAGCGATAGCCCATGTTAAAGTAAATACTGTTCCATCTGTGTTAAACAAAATCTTGCTAATAAGCAACAAGCAAAGCATTATGGTTACAAGGGTCCACGGCTTCAATGTGAGAATGCTAAAACGATCCGTAAACTCAATAAAACTGCTCCTGTCAGATTCTTGAATCTGAGTGACCATGCCTCCGTATCCCTGGGTAATATCATCTATTCCATGAACGCCTCTTGCTGAAGTAATCAAGTTATCGCTGACTCCCAGAGTTCTACAAATATATGACAGTTTGTTCTTTATAAATTCCGAAGGCATTCTTAGGAAGGTCTTCAGATAAATTTTTGTGATTGCTTTTGCATTTTCTGTTTGTGCAATATCTATAGCATAAAAAGGCGGGTTATTGTCCCACACCACAGCATTAAGATATTCCGGATTCCACCTATTTTCAGCTTCTGCCACATCTCCAAATTCTGACAGTTGATCAAAAAGGACTGGATCGCCTGTTTCCTTTTCAATTGACACCAATTCCCATATCATACCCAAGCTAGAAGCATTGGAATTATTAGGGAGCATCTGTTTGGGAACCAACACTCCTAATATCATTCCAGTAATTACTGCGATAGTCAGGCAGAGCGTCTTATTTTTCTTTAGTGTAAATAGCAAAAATAACGTGATCAAAGAAAATAAGACAAGTGAATTAACTCTTATTGCTACTGTTAAAAAGACAATGAGTAAGATTAGCAGGGTACCCCCCCCAATTTTGGAAAGCTCACATCCCGAAGTTAATAGGTAAAGCATAAAAGTAAGCAAAATAAATACAGGAGCTGAATCTGTTAGCATCAAGGGAAAGATGCGAAATGTAGGAACGAACAGCGTGATGAGAGCAAGCAAAAACCAAGCAGGGAACTTATAAACCATAATATCTTTTAGCATCAGATAAAACAATAATCCTGTCGCTAAGTAAAAAAAGTATGCCTGTATGATTGTATATAATCCATATGACTCTGTCAGATAGTATGTTGCGGCCTGAAAAAGAGAAATCATCGGAGATAGCAACGTCTCTGTTGTTATCTTCCCAGTATTACATAGTTCAACTGCAAGATTCCACCTGGAAAATCCATCTGCCAGACCGATAAATGGGTATACCCGTAATGTACCAACGACAGCAAGAATAGCAGCAAAAACACTAAATACCACTACCCAATTCACAGTACGCTTATAAAAGATTCTTTTCATGACATTAGCTCCCTGTTGAGTTTCTTTTGCATATAGCACCAGGTGTTATATGCATAAATTAATATTATACTGCATTTGTCATTTATTTTCAATATGGATATTCATTAATCGCTTTTCAAGCATACATCTGTTCTTTCAATGCCAGCGGTACGTATCAAACTCGTTAATAATTTAAAACGCATAAACATCAAGATAGAGTTTTGCATGTATATTATTTTGATTATATCCATATGTCATAACAATGTCTCCGTTTATTCCAGAAATGAGTATTATGGCGGTGTTCCGGAGACAGTTCTTACTGACAGGATGAAGACCGTAATAACAGGCAGCGAAGCCGGAAAGC